GATCAACAGGCCGTCGATGGTGTCCACTTGGACACCCGAGCAGATGCGCGCAGCTGTTGTGCGTATTCATAACAGGTTTCAAGGCTTGGTATTATCGGTGATCGAGTCGGCAGACTGGGCAAATTATCGCCTCGCAGAATACCCGATTGAAGTTGGTCGACCTGCTTGGCCTGAGCCCGGCAAGTATTGTGATCTAGTCTTACAGCGCAGGCACAGCGCGGCATCGGTAGCGCTCGAGATCAAGACTCGGCATCTCAAGCCAGCCGACACTCGCTCAGATGGTGAGATCGCAGACGCTGTGCTCGACCACATGAGCAGCGACCTGACTAAGCTGCAGCGCCTCGCTCAAGAGAATGATGCTCTGTGGATGGTGATGATTGGGCTCTACTCGGTGCCTTTCCAAGCTGCCGCCATCAACTACTCGACACCCTTTCGCATCGTCGCAGTCTGGGGCCGAGATGTCGGTCGTGATTCACCTATGGGCCGAGCGCGTTGGTCTAGCCTCGAGGAGCTCGATCGAGCAATCTGCTCTGCTGTCGATCCTGTCGATTTCTTTACACTCGCGCACCTACCTCGCAGGCCTCAGCCTAAAGTCGAGACGAGCATCGAGGAGCTAATCGCCCGATCTCAACTGCCTCATAAGATGAAGCGCGCTCTCCTCGCTGTCTTGCAGTGGCCTGCTCAGCCGACAGCTCTGCGCACTTTCTTACGCGAGTTTGCCAGTGAGGATTGCTCAGAGTATGCTATGCGACATCATGTGCTAACCCTAATCGAGCTCGGCATCGTGCGAGGCTATCGCAAGGGCGAGCGCGCACACCGACTCACCATCGATGAGCCTCGCCTGCTCGAGTATCTCCTCGAGGCTGATCGTGAGCAGTGACCTACAGCTTAACGACCTGCAGCGCGAGGTCATCGCAGGTATCAGGCGCGCTGATCGCATCATCGCTGCGCGCTGTGGATGGGGCAGCGGCAAGACGAGCTCGCTGATCTTTGCAATGTGGTTCCTCAGCAAGGTGAGGCCAGGCACTACTAGTCTGCTCGTTACCGATACAAATGCGCGTTATAACTCGGTGCTCATGCCCGAGATTGAGAAATGGCTCGCGCCTCGAGGCTGGGTCTACAATCACACTCTTAGGCAGTGGAAAGATACACACACAGGCTCAGCTGTTCTCTGCCGCTCCTACTTTCGACCAGGCACTCGCGACGCGACGCACAATCCCCTCGAGGGTATTAACGTCACATCTGGTGTCGCGCTGATCGATGAGTGCCAAACACTAGGCCCAGAGGTCGCAAATAAAGCGCTCGGTCGCTTGCGCTCTGGCCCGACACCGACGCTCATCTTGGTCGGCCTGCCGGTCGCAGATGCTTGGTGGTGTCAGCTCGCAGAAGATGCAGGGTGCTCGCCTCTGCTGTTTACCTCATACGTTAATCAATCTAATCTTAGTGATGAATGGTTTGAGGCTACCAAGCTGCTGCCACCTGATGAGCGCGAGGCTATGGTGCTTAATCGGCCCAAGCCTCCAAGCGGCTTAGTATATGGAGAGTTTAGCCTCGAGCGCCACATCATCGACGACTTTAAATACTCGCCCGAGATGACCGGGCGCATCGCCATCGACTGGGGCTTTAGAAAGCCATCGGTGCTTATACTCGCCTATGATGAGGAGCGCGAAGCCTCGGTGATCGTCGCAGAGCTCAATCCTCAAGAAGTGACCATCGCTCAGCTCAGCCTCATGATCTTGCAGATCGCTTGGCCTCGTGAGCTGCGCGACCAAGCGCCCGGGCCTCGCATCTGGCTCGACTCCGGTTGTGCTGACAAAGCAGGCAAGGCGCGCAACGATCAGACTGGGCGCTCTGCTTTTCGCGAGATCGCCAAGCCTATCGAGCAAGGTGGCATCGGTATGCCGCTCAGGTCGACAACCGACCCGACGCGCACCGACATACTAAACGGAGTACAGAGGCTCAAGCGCGCCTTCAATCGCTCGCGCTATCTCATCACTCGAGAGGTATGGGCCAAAGGCGAGCGCGCAAGCGGTAACAGTCTGCGCAAGGCGCTCATGTCGTATGCTTGGGATAACAAAGAGCAACCAAAGAAAGACGGTCGAGAAGATCCTCTCGATGCTCTACGATACGACTGCATATTTAACTACTGGGCAGATTCAGTCGACACCGGTAGCTACAGTCGACGCAAGCCAAACCGAAACAGGCGCGCAGGCATCCACACTAACTCGAGGAGCTTTTAAGATGGCAGATCCAACACTAACACCGGGCCTCGCAGACAAGCTGCTTGATCCTAATAATCTCGTCGCAGTCGTTACAGTCGGCCTCATGTATATGCTTTGGAAGTTCACAAACAAGCGCTTTGACCTCGAGAGGCAAGAGCAAGACGAGATCATCAAGCGCATTGACGAGCTAGATCGCGAGCTCCTCAAGCTTGAGGCCAAGCTCGAGGCGATGAAGGATGAGTGAGCAACCGATGCTTGATCGCGTCGATCTCACAGCAGATGAGTTGATGAGCTCCTCAGTCGATCATCCGAGCCACTATCACTCGCAGAGCGGCATCGAGGTAATCGATGCGATTGAGGCTTGGGGCCTCGGCTTCTGCCTCGGCAACGTGATCAAGTACGTCGCTCGCTCAGGTCATAAGCACGACACTCGAGAGGATCTGCAGAAGGCGCTCTGGTACTTGACTCGAGAGCTCAGCAGGTTAGATGACAAATAAAATGATGGCCTAGCAAGCGCATAACCTGCTAGGCCATCTGAGACAGCTGATCGATGTAGAGTTATTGCGACCGACTGTGCCCCATTCAAGGAGGCTTTCTTGATAACATACGAAAAGAACCCTGACAAGGATTAAGCTGTGAAGCTAGTAAATGCAGATTGCTTTGAGGCACTCAAAGACCTCGCTGATAACTCGGTCGATGCTGTTGTGAGCGACCCACCTTATGGTCTAGGGCGCTGCTCTCCTGCTGAGGTGGCTGAGTGCATGAGCGCATGGGCAAAGGGTGAGACCTGGACACCAAAGGGCTCGGGTTTTATGGGCAAGGCTTGGGATGCTTGGGTGCCGCCTCCTGACCTTTGGCGTGAGGTGCTCAGAGTGTTGAAGCCGGGGGGGCATGGGCTCATCTTTGCAGGGTCACGCACCCAAGACTTGATGGGTATGAGCTTGAGGCTTGCAGGCTTTGAGATGCGTGATGTGGTTCAATGGCTTTATGGCTCTGGCTTTCCCAAGTCTCATGACGTGAGTAAGGCTATCGACAAGTCAAAGGGCGCTGAGCGTAAAGTGATACGTACAGAGTACATGTGGGGGAGGCACACCGACAAAGAGTCTATTGGCAACTATAAAGGGAATTGGGACATAACAGCGCCATCAAGCGATGAGGCGAAGCGGTGGGAGGGCTGGGGGACAGCCTTAAAGCCTGCTTATGAGCCAGCGCTTTTAGTGCGCAAGGCGCTCGACGGTACGGTCGCAAACAATGTTCTTTTGCATGGTGTGGGAGGGCTTAACATTGAAGGCTGTAAAGTGGGGGACGAGGATATGAGCGCGCAGTGGGATCGGGTGTGGAGTGAAAATACAGGGCCTATGTCTCAGAGGTGTGATCAATCGAGCAGAACAAAGAAGCAAAGCGTTGGGCGCTTTCCACCAAACGTCATTTTAGATGAGCAAGCATCAGAGCAACTAGAGCAGCAAGTCGCCAATGTGAGTCGCTTCTTTTACTGCGCCAAAGCCTCAAAGAGTGAGCGCGAGGCAGGGCTTAAGGATCAGCCACTAAGGAAGGCGGGCGCTATGAATGGAGAGGAGACTAGACCGGATCGCCCGACTAATCACCCAATGAGAGCCAACTTTCACCCTACAGTAAAACCCATCGACCTCATGAGATACTTAGCGCGACTCATCACACCTCTCGGGGGGATCGTGCTTGATCCCTTTATGGGCTCAGGCTCGACAGGCTGCGCTTGTGCTCTTGAGGGCTTTGATTTTATCGGCATTGAACGCGAGCCCGATTACTTTGAGATCGCTCAGAGTCGCATCAAGCACTGGGGCGGTGAAGGCATAGAGATAACCGAGTACCCACCAGAGGTCAAGCCGCCTGAGTCGGACACCCTGCCGCTCTTTGATTGGATGCCTTGATGCTTTACGCTCATCGAGATTTCAAATGGTGCACGCGCTGTCGATCTTGGGTGCCGCGCGAGGGCGAGCATTATTGGCGCTGGTCGCAGGTCATCTGTCACAACAGGCCAATAGAGATCGATCTAGCCATCTTTAAAGCTCGAGGCGAGTGGCATACATACAAGCCTTGACAAGTCACCAACTTATGAACACACTAGCAATAACGAATGGACTAGCACGACGATTAAGCTGAGACTCCTAGCACTGAGGGCTCGATGCGTAAGCTAGACCATGCAGCAGACACCGATGAGGCTCCACGCCACATGCGCGCCTTGCATCCTCGCTTTTCTGTGCGAGGTATAAGCGGCACGCAGCTCAGCGGTGGCATGATCTCAGGCTATGAGCGTAACGCTCAGCTAACCGGGCTCAACTGGGTGCGCGAGGCTGAGGACATGATACGCACCGACCCGGTCGTGCGTCGATCATGGCACATGCTGAGGCAGACTCTACTCTCTGCGACTTGGCGCTTTGAGTGTACTGATGAAACCGACCCGATCGCAGTCGAGCTCGCTCGCTTTGCAAATGAGGCTTTCGGCTTCGATGGCTATGCAGGGCAGACAAGCTTGAGCTGGGAAGAACAGCTTAGCTATATGCTCGAGTTTGTGCCGCTCGGTTATCGGTATGCCGAGGAGCTCTACCGAGTCGGCCCCGATGAGCAAGGCAATACTCGAGTGTGGCTCGACCTCTATGCTGATCGTGAGCCGAGCGCGCATCTGCGATGGCTCTCTCGAGATAATCAGCAGCTCGATGGCGTTATGCAGCAGGTGGTCGGTGTCGGGCGCACACCCGAGCCGATACCAGCAAACAAGCTTCTACTCCTCACCTTGAATCGCACCGGTTCAAACTTTGAGGGCTCGGGCATGCTGCGCCCTGTCTGGTGGTGGTGGCGCACTAAGCAAAAGGTGAGCAATCTAATGTGCGTCGGTGTCGACCGATGGGCTGTGCCGACTCCTCGAGTTAAGGTCGATCGCTCAGTCGCTGAGCTTCATGGTCTAACCGACTCAGATATCAATGCGATGATCGATGACGCTGAGGCGCAGGCTCAAGCTTTCCTCTCAGCTGAGCAGAGCTATCTTGTCGATAATCCTGTCGTAAGCTTTGATCAGTATGCGAGCTCGCCTAACCTTTACGCGCAGGGCCCTCTCGACATTATTAAAGAATGCGATAATCAAATCTCGCAGGCTTTCCTCGCTCAGTTTGCCAACCTCGGCATAACTGACACAGGCTCGCGCTCAGTAGGTGAGGTGCATCTAAGTGTGTTTCGACGAGCTGCTATCAATCTTTGCGATATTGTGGCCTCTGCTGTGTCTGGGGTTGATAGGCGTGGCGGTGGCACCATAGGAAGGTTGATCCGATGGAATTACGGCCCAATCGATCCAAGCAAGCTCCCTCGCCTCACTCACACCGGGCTCGACACCGACGACCTGGCAGAGTCTCTCGCTATGCTGCCTCAGCTCGTTACAGCAGGGCTGCTGACACCCGACGACGAGCTCGAGCGCGCTATAAGGGAGCGACTCGGAGCTGGCGATCTACCCGAGGAGGCACAGCGATCAGCCATCGAGAGAACAGTAAGCGCAAGTAGCGGCATCGCTGCGCTCGCTGAAGCTGCGAGGAGGCGACGCAATGGCCAAGACTAAAGCGCAAACGCCAGCACCTAAGAGCGATCAGGTCAAAGGCAGCAAGACCAACCCGAGCGGCAGCGCCTCTGGTAAGCGTGGCGGCATCGAAATTAGCGAGAGCATCGAGCGCGCTCTGCGTGGCATGGTCGATAAGCATAATGATCGCTTTAATAAGAAGTCAAAGCGCGTCGACCTCGGCATGTTAAAGGCTGTCTTTAGGCGAGGCGCAGGCGCTTTCAGCGTTTCACATCGCCCAGGCATGACTCGCAATCAATGGGCCTATGGCAGAGTTAAGGCTTTCCTAAAGCTAGTCGCGACCGGACAGCGCAAAGAGGCTTATACAGGCGATCTTGATCTGCTGCCTAAAGGTCACCCACAGCAAAAAGCACAGGCAAAGGGTGAGATTATTCTCGCGCCTAAGAAATAC